ACCGTTGGTGATGACCTTGATCTTCTCCGCCAGATCAGGCGCTACCACCTCGCCCACGTTCAGTGATCGACCATCAGACAGGTTGATGACCAGCGAGCCATCAAAGTCAATAAACGCATTGGTGACAGACACACCATCTTCACCGTCGCTGCCGTCCATGCCGCGTGCGCCGTCCATGCCGCGCGGGCCTGGCGTACCGTCTTTACCATTGCGACCGTCCTTGCCGTCGCGCCCGTCCTTGCCGTCGATGCCGTTGCGGCCATCTTTGATGGTGGACACACGCTTTTCGATCACCGTGGTCACACCGTCGTACTTCTCGCGGATGTCGTTGTCGATTTTCTTGAGCGCCTGGATGACCAACTGCACGTTGCCCGCAACTTTGCGCTTTTGCATCTTCTCTACGCTTAACATGAAGTCATCAACTTCACTCAACACATTGTCCGCCAAATCGTCAATGTTTGAGTTATTGAAAATTTTATCGATTGCCATTTGTAAGCTCCATGTTCAAAGTTTCGAGGAAGTCATTTTCCGCGTCCACAACATTGTTCTTTGCATTGTTCATTTGCAACTCAACAATCTTGCTCTTGTTCTTGATGTCCGCTTCCTTGAGCATCAACTCAGCGATCTTGACACGCTTGTCAAACTCGTTGGACTCGTTGCCCGCTGGCAGGTTCTTGGTGGTCGATGCGATCACCTTGGCCTGCACTTCCTGCGGCATCAGTTGCGCCTCGGTCATCAGCTTGGTCGCCTCTGCCCGGTTCTGCTCGGCCTGCGTCGTGTTGACCGCGATCTGTGCCTGCGCTGCTTGCATCGCCAACTGCTGTTGGGCTTCTTGCATTGCTTGTGCCTGTGGGTCTGGCTGGCTCATCTGATCGAGTGCCGCCATCAGCTCATAGCGGTTCGTCAGGCTGGAGTTGTTCAAGATGCCCTTCAAGATCAGCGGCAGCACTGGGGTGTTTGGGCCCAGTGTCTGCAAGAGACCAATGAATTGCTGCTGCTCGTACTCACGGGCGATGATGCCCAGCGTTGCCGTGGGGATGAACTTCATGTCCACGCTCGGGTAACGCTCGGGGTCAAACTGCATGTAGCGGAACGCCGCTTTTTGGATGAACGGGATCAGGAAGTCCTCTTGGAAGTTCACCAGCGTGCGCTTGTACTTCTTGATGATCGTGGCCACTGCCATGCTCATCCCCGCGCCGTCACGGTTGCCTTGGCTCACCATGCCCTGGCTGTCCAGCGTGCCCGTGGCCTGCAACAACATGCGCTCGAACTCTTTGGCCGTGTTCAGGTTGTTCAGGCTCGTCTCGCCGAACTTGAACGGGTAGAGAATCTCAGCCGGGTTGCCGTTGACCATGAACGCTTTGCCCGGCTTGACCTCGAACCGTGCGCCGCGCGGCAGGCGGGTGGCGTCCATGCCCATCATGGGGCTGGTCGTCAGCGCCAAGCTGTCTAGGTGTGATCTGACCTGGGCGTCAATCGCCTTTTGCATGTTGTAGGACTTCTCGACCGTGCCACGGCCAAGCAATCGGTTGGGCACCGTGTCATCTTGGTAGCTGATGACCGGACGGTCTTTCATCATGTAGGGGTTTTCTTCGGCTTTGAGCAGCAAACCGTCGTTGGCGATCACAACAATCGCCTCCACCATGTCCGAATAGTCCTCAGCCGCCGAGTCGTCGGGGAACAGTTCCTCGACCTCAACGTCTTTTTCCGTCAGGTATTCACGCGGCACCAGGCCGTAGTACGTCAGCAGGCGCACCTTTTCGTCGCGGTACTGGCTCAACTCCTGCGTCGGCTCCAGATCGGTGTCCTCATACGTCGGGGTGATGTTCACCTTGCGGTAGATACCCTTCTCGATGCCTTCGACGATCTTGTGGATGCCCACATACTTCTCAATCGCCACGCCCATGCAGTCGTCCACAGACGTGCCGTTGGGGTCAAACAGGAAGTTTTTCGGGTTGACGGGCATGATCTTGACCGCAATCCGGCTTTTCTCGACCACACCAATGGCCGCTTGGCCCATCTGGCCAGGAATCGGCTGAGTTGCAGGCTCGAACACCTTTTCCGTCTTCACAACGATCTCGCCAATGCCAGTGCCGTAGATTTCGGCCATCAACTCGATCTGGTCAATGGCTTTGCGGATCTTGTCCTGCTTAAAGTCCTCTGTGAGCTGCGCTTTGAGCATCTCAACGTCCAACGGGTTGCCGTTTACGTCTTTCAGGTCGTCTTCGATGTCGAAAAAGTCGCCTTGGCCGAAGATGGCTTCCATGATCTCCGCGTGCCGGGTCTCTACGGCCTGCTGGGTGGCAGGCGTCACGATTCTTGATCGCTCAGAGTCGCGTGTTTTGTCTTCTGCTGCCCATTCACCACGGAAAATGCGCTCGTATTCGAGGTAATCGTCCAGAAAGTTGGTGTTGCGGTAGTCGCGCCAGCGGTCGCAATGGTCAACGACGAAAGCCGTCAGCTCTTTGTCGTTCTCTGTCGGCTCGTCGAACTCATTTTGATCCATTTTGACCCCTAGTTGCGTCTAGCGCATAGTTTACTTCATGACCAAAAAAACTCAAACCATAAATTTCTTAGCTATGATAAAATGTGGTAATGACACTATCCCCAATTGTTAACACCGACATCAAGATGCCAGCAAAAATGCTTGAGGCTCTTGGATTGCATGAGACGCGATGCGTTGTCACCGGGGTAAAAACAGTCACCATTGACTCGGTTTTGGCCTTTTTAACCGACCGATACGGGGCAAAATTTGCAAGCAAATTTGACCCAAAATTCTTGTTCAGTAGCCCAGGCGCTTGAGAAGTTCGCTGTCAATGATGCCGGCATAAGGGTGCATCTGCATTGCCCTCAAGTCTGACGCTCTTGGGTTTCTCGGATCTGGAATTCCACGACCCTGAACCACCTGCGGTAACAACTCAAACACATTTACGTCTTCGGCCAAAGTTCCAATGCCTCGGCCTGGCACACCGCCAGGGTAAGCTGGGTGCGTTGATTTTAACAGTGGGTTACCCGCAAAAATCTCACCCACATTCATTACGCCACCCTCTTGCGCCGCCAGTTGAGCAGGATCTGAAACAGCCAACCTGGCGCTGCCAATGTTCAAGCCACCTTCATCCCTGAAATTCTTGTCCATCATGTCCTTGATGGCTTTTCTTTTCTTGTCGGGCGTCAGTCTAAATTGCCCAACACTGTCTGGATTAGAAACGCCCAGCCAGTCTGGAATAAATTTTCTGATCTCTTTGTCGAGCAATTTTTTCTGGCGCTTACCCATTGACGCATCAGCATATGCCAGCATGGTTTCGCCCGTCATTTGAGCGAAATCACCACCGGTCGGGGCCATGCGATACGGCAAATACAGCGGGTTCTGACCAGTTGCACTCTTTACCTCATCCGCATACTTCATCAAGGCTTTGGCTGGACCTTGGCCAGAAGACCACACCATGCCAGGATTGTTGAACATGAAATCTTGACCGCCAAGCAACCCAACTGGACGATTGAACGTCACATTGTTGATGCCAGTCAATTGACCCCCAGCCGCCGTTCTATCGGCCATGCTGGTGATAAATGGCCTGCCTTCAAAATCAACCAGAGAGACTGTCGGTGCGTTTTGCGCTCCTGGATTGATCTGAATGTCGCGGGTCATTTCCTGCATTCTGGCCTGCTCATTGACCCTAGGGTCATACCTAGGGTCAAACAAACCAAAGCCGCTGCGGCCTTGAGTTGGTAAAGCCTGGCTCCTTGATCCTTGCACCAATCCAAGTGCAATCTCAGCCGGCAACCCACCACGCTCCATGACACCAGGCAATACTCTCTCGGCATACCGTTCACCAGCTCGGCCAGCAGCCATTGCACCGCGGTCAATAAGTCTAGCCGCTGGCCCAATCATTGGAGCCACCGTCATAGCAGCCTCAAGCGCCTCGGGCCTCATGCGTGTCGTGCCGCCAAGCCCACCAGCACCAGTGAACAGGCCACGACCAGATGGGTCATACGCCAGATTTTGCAAAGTTGAGGGCACACCAGTGCCGCGAATGAAAGACGCCACCCCCTGCATCTGCTGGGTGCGCCTTGGGTCGCTCATGT